TTCGGCGCGGCCTTCCGGCGCGGGGGCACGGTTAGCCCTCCGCGTAGGTTGCGCCCGTGAGGTAGTTACGGACGGTGCTATGGCTCACCCCAAGCGTCCGACCAATCCGGCGATAGCCAGCGCCCACAAGGTACATCGCCCGTGCCATTGCGCCCGTCGATCCGCGCATTTTTGCCATTGCCCCGCGTCGGATGTTTTCGGCGTGCGTGACCGCCTCAAGGTGGTGCGGGTTAACGCACAAGCGGTTGCGGCACTTGTGATCAATGTCTGCGCCGCGTGGGATGTCGCCATTAAGCTGGCGGTACGTTTCGCGGTACACCGACACATTTTTGCGCTGAACGGTGCGATAAGCGTACCCTTGCCGACACGTTCCCCCGTTCCACTCCCAACATCCAGCGTCCGTGACGCTCACCGCGTCCTGATACACTTTGCGGCGGCACTTCGGCACGAGTTGACCAAGGATGGCGTAGTCGTTGGGGTTAGTCATTCTTAGCTCTCTTGAAGCGCCCTTCGTCGGCGTAAATGGGCCAGCGGTGCGTGATGCCGTGGTCTTTGTGGACGCCGAGCAACCATTGGCACGGGCGGTCGTTCTTACCCAACGTCTCTACAACCCATTCCGTCCCCGAGATAAGCGATCCGTTGACGAACACCTCGGACCCCACGTTCGGCAGCGACCCCGCCGAGTGAAAGTGTCCAAGCAACCACGCCAGCACCGAGCCGCCACGGGACGCCTCTAGTGCGTTGTAGCCCGTCACCATTCGGTTGATGCCGTACCACGGCAAGCCGCCAAAGCTCCCGCCCTTAATCTGGTGCCCGTGCGTCTGCACCACCGTCCACCCCTCGACCTCAAAGGCGCAAGTGTAGGCGTTGGGCACTTCTACGGTCACGTTGGGGATATGCTCTAGGGCCGTCTTGACGAACAGGCCGCACACTGCATCCCAAGAGCGGGACGGGTCTTTGCTTTCCATCTTCGCCGCCATCCGTCCGTGGTTGCCAGCGGTAAAGAATACATCCACCCTCTCAAAGTCGGGGGCGGCATCCCGAATTAGCTCGGCCAAGTACATCGCACACTCGTAGGTGCTTTGCACGATGGTCTTGCCGTCCGAGTGGCGCTCAAGGTCGTGGATCGTGCCCGTCAGCATATCGCCGTTGACGCTAATCACCAAGCGCGGGACCGACCACTCCGCGCCGGATTGGAGCCGAGCCAGAATGGACCGGGCCGAGTCGAAGATGCGTTTAGCCCGTTGGCGGGCGATGGGCACATTGTACTCGTTAAATCCACGGGTGCGCTCAATGTCCACGACCTCGCCCCAATGCCAATCCGACAAACACAAGATGGCCGTCTCGCGTGACTTCTTGGCTTTCTCGTCTTTGGGCTTGCGCGGCGGCGCTGGCTGGTAGCGCGGCACAATGTCGCGCAGGATGGTCTCGATAGCGTGACGAAGCGACCGCTCCCCCGCGATATCGCGCAGGGCTTCGCGTTCTTCGCGGAGCCGACGGGATGCCTCTTGCCGTTCCCGCTCAACCTCCACGGGGTCAACGGGCGCCGGCGCACCCCCAGCCGAGACCGCCGTGGCGGTGCGCTGGAGCATCATATACTGCGCCTTCGTGCGGATGCTCCCCATCGACCGCTTCAGCACACGGGCGATATCGGTGACGCTTGCGCCCTGCTCACAGTACATTGTCCGCAGCGTTTCCTCATCCTGCGTGGCCCAAGGTTCTTTTCTGGCCATTTTTTCCCCTCGCGTGTAGAAGGTTACCGCCGAACGATGGCCCCGATCCCGACGCCAGCGCCTACAAATAACGCCCGCTCTCCCCAGACGCGAAGCCGCGACGGGGCAGGCGGGATACTGGCCCTGAGTGACACGATGAGCGAATCCCGCGCCCATACCCTATCCTCGCACGTCCGCAACACGGCGAAACAGGCGCGGATGGTGGAGTCAGCCGCCGCCCGTGGGACGTATACGATGGCGGTGTCGTTGCGCGTCACCACGAGGGTATCGCGCACCCGCACGGTGTCCCAGCGGTCCCGCCATCGATTGAGGACGCGGAGCGAGTCGCGGTAGACGGTGTCCGCTTTCGCGACAGCGCGGGACCGCACGACAACCTCACGGGCGGCGACCTCAGCGCGGCCCACAGCGATTCCCGTCTGTCGCGCCTCGTGGAGCGCGTAGCCGACTAGTGCGGCGACAATGGCGAGGCCGATAGCCGCCCGCTCAAGGTCTCTCACTGGACGCCGACCATACGGGTCGTGGTGCCGAACCGATCCGCGTACCGCCGCGCCGCCCGCTCTTCGGGATGGTCATAGTAGGCGGCAAGGTAGATGCGCCCGTTCGGGGCTTGGACCTTGGCCCCGCGGGTCCGCACCAGTAGCACGAGGAACGCCCACAGATAGCCGCTAAGGTGCCGCCAGCGGCCTAACCTGCACACCTCGCTGTGGTGGTATAGCTCGTGCGCCCGATGGTGTCCCGTAATGAAATGTCGCCGGATGAAGCACCAGCCGAGACACGTTACCGCGCCCGTGCCGAGGATGCGGGGAATCAGCGAGTTGAACTTGTAGCGCGGGAGCGCGGCGACAGGATGCGCCCGAAAGAACCCAACCACGAGCGCGATGGCGACGGCACACAAAGCGTAGATCATTCGCGGTAGTCCTCGATTCGGAAGTTGGGGATACGCTCGGGGTCAGACTTGCGCCCCGGTGAGATGTCGGCGTGGGTTAGGACGGTATGAACCCCCCACACCTCGCGCCAGTAGTCGCACCACAGCGCCGCGCTACCAATCTGCTTCGGCGTCAGCGGTTCGGTGCCGTCGTGACGGTTGGCGAAGGCCAACGACAGCGAGTGCCGGTTCAGCCCCACCAAGCCGCCCCATTTGCTCTTACCACACGCCCACGCCGCTCGGTCATCGGGCACGAAACGGGTACTCGTGCCGTCCCGATGCACCAAGATATGATAACTGACCCCGCTGTCGGGGTGCTGGAGCCATCCAATTGTTGACGACTCGCGGGGGCTGACATCGGCGTGGAGGACAACGGCGACAATCGCCGCGCCCTTGCGCGATGAGTGGTGCGGGCTGGGCCTAGTCTGCGTCGGCTTCATCGGCGTCCATACCCGCGAACGGGGGCGCGGCCTTGGCGATGCCAGCGGCGACCTCGCCCGGCGTCTTAGAGTTGGCAATCAACGCCGCCCGATCCCGAGCGGCCCACGCGATGAAGGCCAGCGAGGTGAACGACCCCAAGAAGGCCCACGCCGCGTTGGAGTAGCTGAGGACACCGAACCCTGCCAGCGTGAACACGCCCGTAATCCAGCCGACAATGCAGACTAGGATGAACTGGGACAAGTCCATCCCGCCGTCTTGCTTGAAGAACAGCGGGTTGCGGCGCGGGCTACCCATTGTGCCCCATCCGATCGTTGAGCAACAGGTCGAGTTTGGTCTCGATAATCGCCAACCGTTCAGGGACGCCCGCCGCCTTGGTCGTCTCACGCTCCAAAGTGCGGACGCGGGAGCGCAATTCGCCCCACATAATCAGCCCAACGCCCGCCATCACAAGCACGGGCCACCATTGGATTACCACGCCAGAGAGGTTGGGGCCAGCGGTCGCGATAGCCTCTTGGACGACAACGTGAGCGAGTGTCCCACTGGCGACCATAGCTCCCCCGACTTCTGCGATGTGATTGGTGGACATATCCCTATTAACCCTCGGTAAACGACTCGCGGAGCGATTCGCTAATGCTGAAGATGGCCGCAGTATCAACAGTCGTGACGCCGCTTGGCGTCGCTTCGGCCACGGGCTGCGCTTCGGCCCGACGCGCAACGGTGAACAGGCCCCTGCTCAATTGGAGCGCAATGTCAGAAACGCTTGACTGGCCCGACGTTTCGGCCAAGTATTCCGCGAGCGTCTTGTCCCGCCGACCCAGCGTCAGCGACACATCGCCGGGGCGCAAGTAATCGCGGGTAAACGCCACCACGCGCTGATCGGTTACAATGCCGAGGTCGCGGTCATCAATCCGAATCGTGCCGCCGAGCGCAATGCCATCATAGGGGAACTGCGTCCCGTCGATTTGCTCTAGGTCGGCAATGTCAAGCGCATAGCCCACGGGGACGACCTGATCCCGCAGCCAGATGGTCGCCTCGTGCCATAGGTCACAAGCGCGAGGGGATTCGGTGTCGGCAATGTCCCAACCAGCGGGTTGAGCGCCCCACGGCCCAAGGTCAACAAACGTCGATGCGCTGTTTGTAATCTCAACGGAAATAAAAACCCCGTTTGCTCCGGTAATAGTTGGCGACTGAAACCTCACCCGCACAAGTTGGCCGTTTTCAGCGTTTGTTAGCACAACAGGCGACCCAATTGCACCAGCCGAATTTCGTAGCGTAAACGTGACGGTAGCTGTCGGTGCTAAAATAGTGGGCATTGCCCAGCACCACAAATCGTATGGGGTGCTAGTGCTAGTGCGAAGCAAGGCGGGCGGCAGGTTGAAACGAAACGACGGGGTACTCTGGAACGCTTGTTTGACCCGCCACGCGAACGAACTTACCCCCGGCACCTGTGACGCAACGCGCTGAGTTAGAGGAAAATCGTTGGTCAGCGGAATGTGCGTTAGAGACGCCCCAGTTGGCGCGTCCTGCTTTATCACAAAGTTTTCGGCGGTCATATTCACAAGCGCGTTGCCTGTGAGCGTGACCTGCGTCGCGCTGTTGACCGTCAGAATCGTCCCCACGAGCGCGTCGTCGCTGGCGCGGTGAAGGCGATACCCCGGCAACGCAACACTCGTGAAGTTTGTGCCTGTGCCCGTGACGATATTGCTGCCAGTCGTGCAGGTGATAAACCACGTCACGTGTACGTTCGGAGAAGCAATCTCCCCAGCGTACCCCGTCACAAACGGGTTCGGGTAATAGTTGACCACCCCCGAAAGCGTCGGACGGTCCAAAATGCGGTCGTACACGCCGCCGTAGGTCGCCACTTGCGCGGGGTCGGTCAGGCCCCACAGCCGTTCGCCGTTAGCCGCGTTGGTTGCTAAAAACTCTACGCGATCGCCCGCCGTAAACGTGCTGGCGTCCGTCACTTCGATAACCGCTTGACCCGCGACACTATCCTCGTAGCTCCCGAGGATAAGGTGCCCCGCGTAGGTAGGCACAAGGCGCGACACATACGCGCCGTCGAGCATCCCCGTGAACGGGACAGGCGACGGGAACCCCGCGCCGCGAGGGTCACGGATGACAACTTGCTCCGGCGTGGAGGCGGTATCAACGCTGACCACCTCCCAGTACGCATACCCGATGGTCCGGCTCGTGCTATCGTCACGCCCACGGGCGACGACCCGCGTCCCGCCGAGTGAGCCGGAACGGGTGCGCTTGGTCGTGAGCAAATTGCGGGCAGTCCGTGCCGTGACGACGGGCGCGGTGCTGCCTATCTCGTTCAGAATGTCGATGCGGTAGTCGGTCGTCCCGTTGCGCCGCACTTGTAGCTCACCGCCGCCGCGCTCAATCGCCGCCAGCGCCAGCCCTTGCGCCGAGTCCCAGTCGGTCGATACGTCGAACGTGCCCGTCGGCTCGATAGTCCCCTTGACGATGTACGGCAGGTTGGCGGCGTCCAGCGCGTCACGGATGGGGCCGTCCACCATCCCCTCGGCGTCAATCTCGACCGCATCAAACGTTGTCACAGGAGCGCCCGTGCCATCATAGCTCACATAGAGCGCACGAGCCAAATCGAGGGCGATGGGGAGACACCGCACCCCAATAAACGGCGATCCGCTTTCGTCCTCAATGTCGGTAATGCGCCATTCGTCAAAGGCGGTGGCGCTGTCCGTGCAAACCCTGACGACTAATCCACGGATAAGATTCGTATCCTGCAACGTCACCAACTCCGTGACGCGGGTTCCGCTGTCCTCGGTGATGCGCGTGCCGTCATCTTCCGTAAGTCGCACTTCCTCGAAGTTGGCAATAATACGGCGGGCCGGAACGCTGAACGTCAACTGCTCGTTGCCGTCAAGCGAGAACGTGGCCTGACACGACAGCAACGTGCCTAGAGGGTACACCGCGAGGCGCGTCCCGCTGTTGCAGGCAACGTCTGACCAGACTTCGAGGCGCGTGAACTTAGGCATCGCTTACGGGCGGCGAAGGAAACACCATATCTTCGGTGTTTTCCGTTTCCGTCATATCGCGAAGCGCCTGCCGATAGACTTGATATTGCTCCTGCATTGACGGGAGCAGCGGGCTGTCTGGAAGTTGCGTCCAGTCAGTTTGGAACAGCAGCCCATTCCGCTTTTTCCTGATGTCCTCAATGGTAGCCGCTGGCGGCTTTGGCGGGTCGCACGGGACGTAGTACCGATTGTCGCCTTCTGCACTCGGCCCGTACTCGATGGGGTCCGGCGAACAATACAAAGCGCCGTGATCCGCGTGGTCGGGTCTGATGTAAACGTAGTAATGCATCACGCCACCTTAATAATTAAAACTTGATTAACGTTTCCATCGTTTGACGTTTGACCTGCAAGGTATGCAGGACCAAACGTAAGTCCGTATTGTTGCAATTCAAAGTTTTTACTACCTGATGTGATTGTCACTTGGCCCATCAAAACGTGCGTATGGGTGTCATAGCTATCAATGCCCGCAAGACCACCAACCGAAGTAACGCCAGCTTGAGTTAGTGCTGAGTTCGCCACGTCTATGCTATCGCTGGTGTTTCGTATTTTTAGTTGACAACCTGAAATGCCTTCTGTTTGGCCAAGCCAAATAGTCGTTTGACCAATGAAAATGTACGATCCTGCGCGAAGGGTAAATACGCTGCTAGCCAAAGAAACGAAATTGTTGGGGTCATACGCTTTTACGTTTAAACTCAACTTGACGGAGCCAAAATTGACGCTATCAGTGCCCGGACCGCGGATGATGGCATAAACGCAGCCGTTGGCGTCAAGCGTGCCTCGAAGTGGCTTGACGGCCCCCGCGATAAGTCCCGTGTTCATTGCTAGAAATCTCCACCGAACACAATGATGTTAAACGTTTCGGTCTTTTCGGTCGAAGCGCGGAGCGAGTAGCCGTTAGCCAACAACAACGGACTCACATCCCCAAACGCAATGGTCGCCGTAAACGCTTTAACTGTGGCGCTTGGCGTTATCGCCGTAATTGCCTGCTCAAAAAACAGTCGGGCATTGGTGCCGTCGTGGATGTACAGCCGAACCATTCCGGCGGTCGTGGTGACAGTCGCCTGAATGGTCACGTTTTCAATGCGCGATCCGCTTGACCCTGCGGTAAAAATCGTCGCAATGGTGCCCGTGCCGTCTCGGTTCGTGTTGGCGGTCGTAACTTGCGCGAATGCGGTGCGAACGGTAGATGAAAACTGCGGAGTGGTAGCCATTGTGGAATGCCTCGGTGATTAGCGAAAGGAGAACCGCGTAAACATTACCTCACCCGCCCCGCCGCCGCCGCCGCCGCCAGCCGTGGCCCACGACAAAATGCCCGCGCCGTCAGTTGAAAGCACCTGCCCAACCGTGCCGACTCCATCGGGAAGGGTGAAGGTGGGCGTGCCTGCAATGGCGGGAACTTTAACCGTTGCCGTGCCGCTCGTGTCGCCCCGTAGGATGACCTGCCGCACACTGGCGTCACGCACCGCTACGTCACCGTTGGCGTCACGCGCTACGATGGCGCTGGCCGTATTCGCGTCCGTCGCGGTGGTGGCGCTGTTGGACACCTTGCCCGCCGTGGCAATCGTGGCAAGCTTGGTGTCCACAATCGCCGCCGACGCGTTGACCATCGCGTTCGTGACTAGCCCGTTCGGTAACGTCGAGATGTCAGTCTCGACCCAATCCGTAATCTGGCCCGGCGTTAGGTACCGCGTGACGGGGGTCGTGCCAATCCCCTGCGCTACCTCAAGCCGGTCCGTCGCGGTCAGCGCCGCCGCCGCCGTTGGGATTTGGGAAATCTTGCGGGTAAATGTCATTTCGTCATCCTCTAGAGGTACATACGCGAGTAGGCCACGTTCATACTGGAGCCGCCCGAGCTGTTGATTGTTGCCCACGTTGGCGTCACGGGGTCAACCGCCGACAGCGGAATCACGGGGAACGTGTAGGTGGCGTTGGTGACGTACTGGAGTCCGTTCTCTGGCGTCCCCGTGCGCGTTACCACAACCGACCCGCCCTCCCGTGCGTCGATGATAAGCGTATCCGCTGCCGCAAGGGTCAGCGTCGTCTCGATGCGCCCTAGTTCCGTACCCGTGTAATCTCGCCAAATGACCGTTGGGTTGGTGGCCGCGCCGCTGACCGTCACGATGGCCTCGGTCGGGGCCGTGCCGACCATAATCGACGCCGACGCCGTAGGGGTCACCGTCACCGACTGCTGGGCACTTTCCACCGCATACGGATCAAGAAGCAAAAACGACAACGAAACCGTGAGCCAGCCCGTAATACCGACCGCGAAGAAGCTGGCCTCAACCGCCTGACAGTACCCAATATACAGGCGGGCGGGGTTAATCATCCAGTCGAACTCGATTGTTGAGGCCCGAGCGTACACGAGCGCCTTGAGGTCTTGGAGCTTGTCCTCGGCGTCGGCGGCGTCGGTCCCCCGTAGCAGCACCTGAATCTCTAGCACCCGCGCCCCGACCTGCGGCGCGGCCCGCGTCAGGAACACGCCGGGCCGATACGGGATGGCGACCGACTGCCACTCGGCAGGCGGGGCACTAAAGACCCCCGTGAGGTCTGTCGGGTCCGCATACAGGGTGTCAAGCGCCACCCCGTTAATGGTTACGATGCTCATTTAGCTCACCACGAGGTTACCGTTGAGCAGCGACTGGTTTTGCGTTTGGCCCTGAATGCCCGCGTTGACGACGCCAAGGATGCCGCCGCCGCGCACGAGCGCGGTCATCAGTTGCACCAACTGACCGGCCCGAACGCGGATGGTGGTCAGCTCCCCGACCACGCGATCGATGTCCTGCACCTGTGCCGTCGCAAGGTTGCTAATTTGCCCAGCGCCGCCCCGTTGAGCTGAGGCCGCGCTTTCGTTGCTGGGTGGTACCAAGTTGCGGTTGGCGAAGACGTCGGCCTCTAGCCCTAGCACCTCGCGGAGTTGGTCAAGGATTTCCTGCGTAATCAGGCCAGAGGCGAAGTCGGCCTCGGCCCGCAATAGCTCCCGCTTCTGCTCCAACTGGAACCGTAGCTCCTCGGCCTCCATCGTCTTACCCGTCGCCATCAGCTTGCGGACCTCCAAATCCTCGGAGATGGCCGCTTGGTCGGCGAGCAACTGGATGGCCTCAGCCGCTTTACGGGCGGCGCGGTTCGTGTCCTCTAGCGCCCAAAGTTCTTCGTACTTGGCCTGAATCGTCGCGTCTGTGACTTCAGCGAGGATGCGCTGGCGCTCGATGTCCCGCTCGATGGCGTCCGCTTCTTCGGTGTTGCCCTTCTCGCGGGCGATAGCCGCGTCAAGGCCCCCGATGGTGAACTGACGTTCGCGCTCGACCCGTTCGGCTTCCTCAAGCTCCTTAGCGGCATCAGCGGCGGCCTCTAGCCCGTGAACAAGCCGAAGCAGGGCCATCGTCGTTTCGTCTGCGTCGTTGGCTACCGCTTGTGCAATTTCACGATCCCGCGCCATTTGATTGCGTAGCGCCTTGGCCTCGTCGTCTTGCCCTAACGCTTGCAGGCGACGCACTTCGAGGTCGCCCTGCATTTCTTTGTTCCGCTCCTCTCTGGCTTTCTTGGCCGCTTCAATGGCTTCTTCCGTCGTTTTGTTCAACGCCTCGAGTTGCCGCTTGTACTCCATCAATTGCTTGATGGCAACGTCCGTTGCAGGGTCCTTGCCTAACGCACGCAAGGATTTAGATCGCGCCTCAATAGCGGCGTCGACCTGCTCTCCTTCACTCATCCCAGCGCCAGCGGGGCTGTTTCTAACTCCCTCCAACGCACGGAAGGCCGTAATCGTCAGCAAGCTGTCAAGTTCGGTTATCTTCTCCCGTTGCGAAGCAAGGAACTCGTTGATTCGGCGGGTTTCTTCCTCGAACCGCGACCCTTGCACACGAAAGGAATCCGCGAACGACTTGATGGCGTCGTTGAACGCATCCATATCGGCATTGAGTGCGTCAATTGCCGCCTTCCGCTCGGCATCGCCACGCGAAATGACGCTCTCAAGAATGGACGCGCCAACTGCGGCAACGGCAAGCGGACCTTTAGCAAACGCCGCCGCCTTGCCGCCAATGCTTTTCAAGATACCCGATGCGGTGGCGAACAGGTCACCAAACGTCACCTTGCCACGGGCGGCGATGTTGGAGAACGTCTCCATAAACGCATCGCCCATATTCTCGCCTACTTGTGCCGCTAACTCGGATATTGACGCCAAGAACTCCTTCCACTTGGGCAGCGCCCCCAGAGGCGGGTCGACGACATCCGTTGTGGTGGCCTCCGGTCCTGCCATCAGCGGGAGGGCAGTCGCGCCAGTGCCGAGCGCCTTGCGGTACTCCTCCCGCGCTTGCGTTAGCGCAATAAGTAGCCGGAGTTCGGTGTTCGCGCCCTTTTCTACGGCGTCCGTGTATTCGTCGCGCTCCTTAATCTGCTGCTGTAGGTCAGCCGTACCAGCGCCTGACATATCCATCGCCGCCGTGGAGCGAACGGCGAACTCCTCGCGAAGCTTGTTGAGCTCCGCAATTTGGCTCCGCAATTTGTCGAGATAATCGTCGATGCGCTTTGTTTCTTTGTCGCGGGCTTCTTTTGCTTTTGCTTCTGCCTCAGGATCAAAGACGACCGCAACGGAAGGCAATGCAACGCCCGCGCCGCCGCGAATTAGCTTTTGACGCTCTTGCAGAACCTTAGTAATTGCCCGCGCTTCATCTTCAAGCGCGTTAATCTCCTCGCGCTTCTTTTCTACGGCAATCGTACTGCCCGCCCCGCCAAGTTGCTGTAGCTGGCGCGTGGCGTTTTCGATTTCCTTTATTTTCTCGGCAAACTTTTGCTCAATGCCCTTGTAGCTTAGTTCGTCAAGCGACTTCTTGAGGTCGTCCGATGCGTTCTTTGCTTCGTCAGCCTTGCCAGCGAAATACACCCACGCGCTGCCTAGTGCCAGCACCGCCGCCGTAATTCCTGCCACCCACGGCCCGCCCATCGTTGCCATAACCGCCCGCAAGCCCTGCGCGGCAACAGTGCTAATTCCGATAGCAACGTTTAGGGCCTTTAGTGCCGCAGTAATCGACGCAAACGCACCAGCCACCGCGCCACCAAAGAGCGCCGTTGCAATGGTTGCGCCAAGCACAACGGCTATTCTCGTGGCCGTTTTTAGGTTGTCAGTAAGCCCGTTGATGGCTGCTGTAATGCCACCCGTGTTTTCTGGAGCTTCAAACAAATCGCCAAACGCTTCACGCAACGCTGTCAACGCGCCGCCCAACGTGTTTCGCATTGCCAGCGCGGTGCCTTCTGAGCGGTCCTGAACGGCTTGCAAAATAATCGACTGCGCCCGCATTACATCATTTAACTTAATCGCCGTTTCGATGCCTTGCTTCTGCGCGTCTGTCAAATCCACGCCAGCCGACTTTAGCATCCGCGAGGCGCGTTCCGGATCAGCAAGGGCTTTGCCCAATACGGTAGCCGCTTGCTCAAGACTGCCCATCTGCGCCCCAAGGTCAATAATGGCCTTTTGCGCTTGGATGAACGTATCACCGCGAATGGACTTGAAACTCAGCAACAGCCGCTGCATATCCATAATGGCTTCGTCGCCGAACGTGCTGACCTTTTGCAAGTCGCCAGCCATTCGCGCCAACTGCTCTGCCGTAAACCCTGCCGCGCCGCCCGTTGCTTTTACTCTGGCCTCTAGCAAGGTAAAGGCGCGTTCGGCCTCAATCGTGTTTTTTACAACTAACCCGATAGCAAGCCCTAGGCCAGCGCCAAACGCGACCGCCGCCGCCTTCTGCACCTTGCCGAATGACTGCTCAAGGGACACGAGCTTGCCTTCAGCCGCTTGGATGCCCTTAATGGCTCCCGAAGCGTCAACGACAAGCCCTAAGACAGCGAGGTCGGCTGGTTGCGCCATTACTTACTCCGCGTAGGTTCAGGCGGTTGCGCCGCCGAGAGAAACGTTCGATCCATCCGTAACACTACCATCGCTTCCATCGGGCTAATTTCGGTCCCCGTCACGGCAGACCATCCCGCGATGTCTTGCCACGTTACCCCTGCCGGTCCCCACGCCCCTGAGCCACGACCCGCCCCGATCTCGTGCCACCACTCCACAAGGTACCGCATCGGCGACGGGACAGCTGGCTCAACTAGCTCACTTTTTGCTCTTAGGTCGCCCCGAGCGGCGAGGGCTTGCAGGTGCTGCCGTGTCGAGCTTTTTCCCACTGGCCGCGCCATCTGCCCCTGATGCGTCATCAACGAGAGCAAGGGTTCGACCTGCACCGCGAAAGGCGGCATCACGCGACCTCATTGCGCGAAGCACCTGTGACAGAATGTGCGGCGCGACTCGATACAGCTCCCGCGCATTGGACAGCGAGAAGGGAACCTCTTGCCCGTCTGCCGTCAGCCCGTCCCAGCCAAGCGTAGCGCGGGCCGCAACCTCAAGCGTCCCAAACTCTACCGCTTCTGCTGTGGCCTCGAGCGCGGCGTCCTCGTTGCTTGCGGCGTCCTTCTTGGCCGCGTAGGAAAAGGCGTTTCGCGACTGCGCGATCCGGACGCGCCGAGAGACCATCCCAGCGACCGTAATCGTCAGCGGCGGGTCGTAGGCGGTGCCGTCCTCATCCTCAACGTGGACCGCTGACCCTGCTTCCGCGTCGTCTGCCGCCTGCTTCGCTTTCGTAAAGTCAAACCCTGCCATAATCGTTGCCTCGTAGAGAGAGTGCCCGCCCGCCGCGACACGCCCGGACAAGTCCGGCACGACGGGGGGCTGTTCTCGCGTGGTCCTTCCACCCGATGCGGCGTGTACGCAACGGGTGCCGTGCCTTACTGCATCACGCCGTGCCGCTCGTGCTGACCATCAGCATCGTCGGGTTCGCGCCGCCAATCGTGTCCAAGCCCGCCGTAAAGCCGCGTGACTCGACCATCGCGTTGTCGCCGCCGAGCGGGGCGTCGTTGCTCGTGTACTTGGCCAGCGGGATGTAGAGCGAAACGAAATCTTCCGGCGCGGCTTCCGGCTCCACCAACGTCACCGAGATAGCGAACTCATCCTCGTTGGCGAAGGCGTCGAAATCCGTGAGCGAATCGCGGAGGGC